TACTTGTAACTCACCTATCGTAGTAGACACCACACCATAACTAAAACAAAGGGGCAACAATGGCACAGCTTAAAATAACAAGGGCAGACGGCAGCGTAAGCGAGCATAAGATTACGCCCCGTATTGAGTATGCCTTTGAGCAGTATGCTAAAAAAGGTTTTCACAAAGCCTTTAGAGATGATGAGAAGCAAAGTGATGTTTACTGGCTAGCCTGGGAGTGCTTACGCACTAGCGGCGAAGTAGTAAAGACATTTGGGGCAGATTTTCTAGAAACCTTAGCTAAAGTTGAGGTTTTAGATGATGACCCCCTGGAATAGTTGGGCGCGGTAGTTTTGGTTATCTAATTGCACAAGTTGCAGTAGAAACCGGAATACCGCCCCAATACTTGCTAGATCTAGATGATGTGATGTTTAAGAATATATTAAAAGTTTTAACAGATAAAGCTAAGGCGGTGCAAGATGCCAACAGAGTTAAGAGGCGCTATTGAAGCGCGCAAAGCATTACGCAAGTTTACGCCAGAATTATCTAAAGAATTGCAAAAAGAAATGGTGGCTTTATTAAAACCTATAGTCACAGTTGCCCGCGGTTTTATACCTGCTACTGTTTTAAGCGGGTGGAGTAAGGCAGAGGCTAGCGATACTAAATATAGACAATTTCCGAGATTTGATGCAGCTGCCGCTAGGAGAGGCATAGGTTATAGGACAGCGCCTAGTAAAGTTAATAGAAACGGTTTTAGAGCTTTAGCGCGTATAGCTAACGTAAGCGCTGCCGGTGCTATTTATGAAACTTCCGGGCGGCTTAACCCACAAGGCAGACCACAAGGGCCTGTAGTAGACCGTTATATAAATGGCGTATACGACAAGACCACGGCAACCGGTAAACAATATTCTAAGAGCTTGAACCCTAACGCTGGTAAACAGTTTATAGATGCCCTAGATGCCACAGGTAAAATAGTAGATGCTAATAATCAAACAGGCGCGGGGCGTAGGTCTAGAAAGATGAGAGGCCGGGCTATCTATAGAGCGTGGGCTGAGGACGGCGGCAAGACTAACGCAGCTGTAATTAAAGCTATAGAAAAAACTAAGATTATATTTAACAATAATTTTAGGGCGGTTGCATAATGGCCGTAGATCCACAAGTAGTAGTAAATATAGCTAGTGAGTTCACAGGTAAAAAAGCGTTTACACAGGCAGAAACAGCAACTACTAAACTTGGTAAAACTACAAAAAACTTAGGCAAAACTTTAGCAAAAACGTTTAGTGTAGCTGCTGTTTTAGCGTTTGGTAGAGCAGTAGCTAGGGCGTTTAGTGATGCACAAAAAGAGGCTGCATTATTAGCTAATAGTTTGGACTCAATAAACCTAGCGTTTGCTGCACCGTTTATAGGGCAATTTTTAGACAAGCTAGCCCTAGCTACAGGCAAGGCAGGCGGTGATTTAACTAATGCGTTTATAAAATTATCACAAGCTACAGGTGATGCAACTACAGCACAAAAATTATTACAGACAGCTTTAGACATAAGCGGAGCTACAGGCAAAGATTTACAAAGCGTAAGCGTAGCTTTAGGTAGAGCATTTCAGGGTGAAACTACAGCGCTAGCAAAATTACGCATAGGTTATACAACAGCAGAATTACAAGGCGTAAAGTTTGATGAATTATTAAAATTACTAAATAGTAGGTTTGGCGGCGCAGCTGCTAAAGCTGCCGACACTTATGCAGGTAAGTTAGCAAGAATAGGACAAGCGGCAGATTTAGCTAAAGAAAAAATAGGTGAAGGTTTTGTAGATGGGCTTGAAGAGTCAGGCGTTAGCGTTGAAGAGTTTCAAGAAGCAATAATAAACTTGGGTACAAATATAGGCAGAGCTTTAGGTAAAATTACAGCGTTTGCAAGTAAAATAGGTGAAGAGTTTGATAAATTAAAAGATAATCCAGTAATTGCTTTAATGTTAAAAATCTCAGAAACTATAGGAGCATTAAGAGGTTTAAAAAATCTCGGCGGTTTATTTGATTCTGGCCCAGCTGATGACCCTGCAAAAATACGCTCTGCTGCACGTCTTAGACGTCAAATCTATAGACAAGAACAAGAAAATCTTAAAAAAAATCTAACATTAACAAAGGCATTAACTAAAGAAAAGAAAGACCAATTAGCCCTAGATAAGGCTGCCTTAGCTTTAGGCAAAGGTGAAGGTATATTTGACCTGGATAAAATACAGGTACAGGCAGCGCTACTAGCTAAGCAAGATGAAATAAACAAACTAGGCGTAAATGCTACAGATCAGCAAAAATTACAATTAGCCAATGACTTAACCCGCTTATCTATTAAAAAGACTATGGCAGAGCTAGAGGAAGCTATAGCCGCCAAAGATGTAGAGGCTGCTACACGCCTTGCCAAAAAACTTAATTTAGACTTAGCAATACTAGGCGCTTTGCAGGGGCAAGAGTTTAAGTTACAAGACATAAATGATATTTTAGAAAAGTTTAAGCCTAAAAAGCTTATAGATTTAGATAACTTAAATGAAGCATTATTATTACTTGGTAAAATGGCAGGCTTAAAAATAAACCCTAATTTAGGCGCTACACCGATTACACCTATTACCCCTATTACTCCTAATGTACCAGCTAAAGTGCCTGCTACTAATGTGGCTGGACAGATAGCAACATTAACTAATTTACGCGCTGCTACTAGCACAGGTACGGGTATTAACTTTTTACTAAAAGAGCAGATAGATACGCTTACAGATGCTATGAGTACTAACGCCCTAAATGCTCTAGGTGATGAGCAAGCAAGATTAAGAGCTATGGGCGCATTTGATACACCCGGCATAGGCGCGGGCTCTAGCTTTGACCCTAGCCGCTTCCGTATGGGTGATAACTATGTAACAGTAAACGCAGGGGTAGTAGGTAGTGAGGACACAATAGCGCTAGCAGTACAAAAAGCTATATTAGACCTAGAACGTAAAGGTGACCCGTTGCGTTACACCGGTGGCCTATGACCTTGCCAGTAATAAACGCTGTTATTAACTTTAGCACCGGGCCTAGTTTTGCCCAGGCTCTTATTTTAGATACAGGGATACTAGATACGAACGTGCTAGCAGATAGCGCGGCAGTAATTGTAGATGTATCTAACGTAGTAGATACAATACAAACCAATAGAGGCCGTAACCCACAGGCCGACCAATTCCAGACAGGTACGCTAACTATGCGTATCGTTGATCAAAACGGCGATTTTAACCCACAAAATACTAGCGGCCCTTATTATGGCTTGCTAGACCCTATGCGTAAAGTGCAGATAACAGCTACTTACGCTAGTACTACCTACCCTATCTTTAGCGGGTTTATTACTAGCTACACTACTACTACACCTAAAAACGCAGATGAGGTTACTTATACCACTATTACGGCGGTAGATGCGTTTAGACTTGCCCAAAATGCACAAATAGCAACGGTAGCAGGGGCAACCGCTGGAGATCTGAGCGGTACGCGTGTTAATCAAATATTAGACCAAATAGGCTGGCCTAGCTCTATGCGTGACGTAGATGCAGGGCTAACTACAATGCAGGCAGACCCTGGCACAGCGCGTACTAGCCTTGCAGCTCTTAACACAGTAACCCTAAGTGAGTACGGGGCTTTCTATGTAGATGCTGCAGGCTCATTTGTCTTTCAAGATAGAAACGTTACCACGGCTAGCATAGGCGGCACACCTACCGTGTTTAACGATAACGGCACGGCTATAGGCTATTTTAACGCTGTTTGGCGCTTAGATGATACGTTGGTATTTAACGCGGCTAGCATTACCCGTACAGGCGGTACTACACAGGTAGCTACAGATGCAGCCAGTATTGCCAAGTACTTTACACACAGCTATAACCAACAAAACCTACTAATGCAGACAGACGCGGTAGCCCTAGATTACGCCCAAGCCTATGTAGCTAGCCGTAAAGAAACGTCTATAAGATGTGATGCCATTACCCTAGATTTATACACAGATAACTATAATGCCGGCATAATCGCCGCCCTAGATCTAGATTTTTTTGACCCTATAACTATTACTACCAACCAGCCAGGCTCATCTACTTTAACTAAAACTTTGCAGGTGTTTGGCGTGGCTATGGCAATTACGCCCAGCAGCTGGAAAACGACACTAACAACACTAGAGCCGATAATAGACGGCTTTATACTAGACTCAAGCATATACGGCCTGCTAGACACAGGCGTACTTGCTTATTAAGGAGATGCTATGGCAGCGGGCTTAGGATTTAAGACCTTTACCACAGGTGAGGTTTTAACTGCCGCGGATGTAAACGGGTATTTAATGCAAGGTATTTTAGTTTTTGCTAGTGAGGCTGCTAGAAACTCTGCTATAACTTCACCGCAAGAAGGCCAGTTTGCATACACCAAAGATAATAACAGCCTATGGTATTACACAGGTAGCGCGTGGGTTGCTAGCGGCGCAACAGGTGATATAGAGGGCATTACTACAGGCACAGACTCAGGGCTATCAGGCGGCGTTACCAGCGGTACAGCTGTACTTAGATTAAAACTAGAGTTTGATGCAGAAACAGGCACTACTTACACTTTAGTAGCAGGCAACCTTAATCAGCTAGTAACACTTAATAACGCTAGCCCAATAACTTTAACTGTACCGCCTAGCGTTTTTAGCGCGGGTGATGTAATAAACATAGCGCAGATCGGAGCAGGCCAAGTAACACTAGCGCAAGGCGCAGGTGTAACAATAACTAGCACAGGTGCAACTTCTAGCGCCCCTAAACTTAGAGCCAACAAGTCTGCTGCTTCTATTATCTGCACGGCATCAAATACTTTTTTGGTCGTAGGAGATATAGCGTAATGAGTTTATTGGGCATTATTGCTAGTCAAAATTATCCGCGAGGTATAACTGCTGATATTTTAGTCGTAGCTGGAGGAGCTGGTGGGGGTAGTGGTAATGCCAGCGGTGGTGGTGGTGCTGGTGGATTCAGAACAACGAACTTAGCTTTAAGTGGTTCTTTTACTGTTACGGTTGGAGCAGGCGGTGCAGTTGATGCTAATGGCTCTAATTCTGTTGCCAGTACTATAACTTCATCTGGTGGCGGTAAAGGCGGCTCAAATACAACAGGCACAAACGGCGGTTCAGGTGGCGGTGGCACAGGAAATCCAGATGGAACTACAGCAGGCGGTAACGGAAACGCTGGCAGCTATTCACCGTCAGAAGGTAACAATGGTGGGTCAGGCTTTGGTGCAGCTGGCGATAGAAATGGTGGTGGCGGTGGTGGTGCTTCGGCAGTAGGTGTAAATGCTGTTAGTGGTCAAGCAGGAAATGGCGGCGGAGGAACTGCTAATTCACTTTCTGGTTCATCAGTAACTTATGCAGGTGGCGGTGGTGGTGGTCGCAATGCCACTTCAAATAATGGTTCTGGTGGCGCAGGCGGCGGTGGAGCTGGTGGCCTAAGTAATTCTAATGCAGGCAATGGAACAGTAAATAGTGGTGGTGGTGGTGGTGGAGTTGGAGGTGGTGGTAATTCTGGAGGTAGCGGCGGTTCTGGTATTGTAATTATTCGCTATGCAGACACCTTAGCAGACTTAACTTCTATTGGCGGCACTTTAGTTCATACAAAAACAACTGCTGGAGGTTACAAAATATATCAATTTACCGCAGGAACAGGAACGGTTACAGTTTAATGGCACATTACGCATTTTTAGATGAAAACAATATAGTCACTGAAGTAATTACTGGTCGTAATGAGTGGGAAGTAATTGATGGCATTTCTAATTGGGAAGCAGCCTATGGTGCAATTCGCAATATGGTATGTAAGCGCACTTCATATAATGGCAACATACGCAAACAATTTTGCGGAATTGGGTTTCAATATGACCCTGTGGCAGATGTATTTATAGCGCCACAGCCTTATCCATCTTGGTCGCTAGATGCTGACCATAATTGGCAACCACCAACGCCAATGCCCACAGAGGGCAGATGGTATTGGAGCGAGCCAGAGCAGGCTTGGATAGATGCTACAGAGCTATAACGGCTGGCCTGCCAGTAAAGACCCGGCAGAAATTGGCATAAAAAGTTATGCAGTACCCGGCACTAATAGAAAACTTAGATGCGCCGAGGCTGTAGCACCTTTGCTCATAGGTTTTGCCGCTGAGTTTCACGCGCTAATAGAGCCAATAGATGAGGGCGAGTGGGATGAGTGGGGCTACGCATTTAGAGATGTTAGGGGCGTGGTCGGTAAACTTAGCTGCCATAGCAGCGGTACAGCTATAGATCTAAACGCTACTAAACACCCGCTAACTAAGCGCGGTACATTTCCAGCTGAGAAAGTGCCAATGATTAAGGCGCTATGTAAAAAGTACGGGCTAACCTGGGGCGGCGAGTGGACCAGGGCAGATGAAATGCATTTTGAGGTAGCTGTAAATGAGGCTAAAGCTGCCAAAATAATACTAAGGTTAAGCAAGGGCAAAACGCAAGGGGCAGAGCAGGTAGAACAATGAATAGAAAGCAACTAGAGGCAGCGGCCTATAGTTACGGGCGCGCGGCTTTAGCTAGCGTTGCAGCCTTGTACCTAGCAGGCATAACAGACCCTAAAGTGTTGGCTAATGCTTTTATAGCCGCTTTTATTGGGCCAGTATTAAAAGCTGTACAGCCTAATGAAAAGCAATACGGTATAGGCGCAAAGTGACTAAGGCCCTACTAGGGGCGCTGCTCTGTATAACGCCCCTAGTGGGCTGTGGTTATGACGGGTGGGTGCGCTATCCTTGCCAGAATTATGAAAACTGGGAAAAGCCCGAGTGCAACCCGCCCCAATGCGAAGCTACAGGCGTTTGTACTAAAGACCTTATTAGGATCAACGATTAAACCGGCAAGGCGGCTAAGCCCTGAGGACATACACGCCCGCTTAATCTTTTTTATAGGCGCTGTATTAGCTGTAACTTTTTTTACTATTACCTTTGGCGCTGTTTATGCCCTGGTATTTGTAACACAGCCTATAAATGCACAGAGTCCTAATGACCGTGACTTTATACAGTTGCTACAGACTTTAGCCATATTTTTAACGGGTGCGCTAGGCGGGGTGTTAGCTGGTAATGGGCTAAAATCTAAGGCTGATAAAGACACAAGGAAAGACACGCCGCTAGAAAACTAGCAATATGTCGCAGGCATAGGTCATACTTTTACTACACGCTGAGAGGGCTACTTAGCAGGTAGACCTAACAGCCATAACTAAAGGGGCTGTATGTTAATAGATCTAGCAGTAATTTTAT